TCATACGTGGTGCTGCGGTATTAAAACTAAGAGGAGCTGTACTTTCATTTACAGCAGGTCCAGTAGTTGAACCTGTATAAGGTGCAAGCCACTTAGGAGCCATAAAAACTCCATTTATTGCGTCAGTTTTTCCACTTGTTGCGAATAATTCAAGAACCGTATCAATTGCTGAAGTTGAATCAAAATAATAATAAGTAAGTCCAGTATATATTCCATTATATTTTCTTGAAGGTGCTACTGTGTCTTTTGCGTCACCTACTAAAATTTCAGAAGTAGAAGCCATAATAAAACATAAATCATTTGCGTAAGAATCCATAGTAGAATCTTTAGTATGAGAATTACAAATATATTCACCTAGTTCTACATTTTCAGGTAAAGTATGAAGGCCTACTGTGTCATCGTTTACGTGTTCACGTTCTACAAAACATCTTTTAAAAGTAATATCAAATTGGTAAGTTTGCCAAACGTCAGTTTTAATATATACTTTAGTCATTTCTTCACTTGAATATTCTATATTTTCAACAAAAGCAAAAAACCATTTTTCAGAGTGTGAAGTATTTTGATAGAAGCAATAATTATAAGTTTGCATAGTATCAAAAGAACGAGGAACTCTAACGTAGCCGTCTTTTCTTTGATAAGTGCAACCTTCAATAGTAATTATATTAGGAATAGAATTAAAGTAATTTAATTGAGCTTGTTTAGAAGTAAAATTTATTTGATTTTTATTATCTATTTCTATAGGAACATTAACAAATTTTATAGTTGTATTTGGTGCTATTACCATAGTTTTAATTCCTTTCTTATATATTAAAAAATAGGAAGGAAGTTAAATTTCTTCCTTCCTATCAGATAGGTTATTTTTGGATTGTAGGAGGCTATAAATTAGGTAACATCTACAGTTACTGCTAAAGTTCCAGTTACTGTTCCTACAGTTGCAGTAATATTTGATGAACCGTCAGCTACACCAGTAATAGTAATTAATTTATTTTCGCCTGTCTTTTTAGCTACTGTAGCTTTTCCAGTTGCACTAGAAGCTACTGTAACAGAAGCATTAGCACTAAATGGAGTAGTAACGATTTCAACGTCTTGAGGTGTATCTCCTACTGCTAAAGTAGTTATAATTTGTCCGTCTTTTCTAAATTGAATAGCAGTTGGATTAACTGTAGCTTCAGCTGTTGCAAAAACTTTAGCATTTGCAAATAATGAGAATTCATACATTTTAATATTATTTAAGAAATATTGCATAGCTCTATTGTTTGCGTTATATCCATTTTCCATAAATTGGTCAATAGGTCTAATTTTAAACCAATTACGATCTGCTATCATACCAAAGATATTAGAGCCGTCAAAAATCTTATTTCCTTCATCGTCATAAACGTCGAAATTATCTACAGCATAGATATTTCCTAAAAGTGTTGCTTTATCAATTTGGAAAGCATTAGCTAGAACTGTAACGTCCATATATGCTCTTACATCATTTCTAATCATTATAATTATATCTTCAGGATCTGACCAAGTTGTAATAGGTTTTCCAGCTCCGCCTACTTTAGCCCAAGCGTTATATTGAGTAGAAGGCATTTGGAAATTCAAGAATAGTTCTCTAGCCTTAATTGTAAATGCTTCTGCTAAATCCTTAGAAGTTGTAGGAGCTGATATAGTTTCAACTTGTACTAAATTTCCTTTATAAGCTGAACTAACTAAAGCTTTAGTATATTTAAATTCATCTATATACATTCCATTATATAATGAGTTTGTTAATCCTGTAATAAATGAATCTAAGTTTTCCCAAGATACAAAAGCTTCTTTTAATTTAGTTCTAACTACAGTTAAAGGATATTGAATATCCATATTTTTTACTAAGTATTGAACTTTAACATCAGCTTCATATTTTTGAAGAATTCCTGCAAAGTCATTTACATTATATTGACGTCCTTTTGCTGGATTTACATAAATTTCTTGTCCAGCATAACCTAAAGGCATTACTGAGCCTTCTAATCCTCTTAGTGGATTATTAAAAGTTTTAGTATTAACTTGAGTATAAACTATTCTATTTACTAAAGCATTACAAAATTCATTGTAAACTTCAGGAACATTTAGAATAGGAGTAGCAAAAGTAGAAATATCCGTATCATCTTCTAATATTGGTATATATTGATGATAGATATCACTTGAAATTTCTCTAATTTTATTAAGAGAATTTTTTAGTCCTTGAGGTAACATAATTTTAAATTCCTTTCTTTTTTAAATTTTATCTTATGAAGTTTCCCTTCTTGTCGAAGCAGTCACTCCAAGAGATCGTTTTTTTCTCTTCACTCTTTGAAGAGCTTTTTTTGTTTTCGTCTGTATTGTCAGCAGGTACACCTACTTGTTGTAATAGTGAAGAATTGGCGAAAACTAGCTTCTGATTCAAGTCTTCTTTTTCTTTAATAATAGTATCTTTTTCAGTAATTGTATTATTCATTGTTATATTATCAGAAATTAAAGTTCCTAAATCGTCAGCAATAACGCCTGAAGCTTCTTTTCCAATTTTACCCTGAATTCCCTCTATTACTTTTTTAAATTCTTCGTTTTTCATATTTTATTTTCCTTTCTAATTATATTTTAATTTTGCTTTTATGTCAATTATAAATATTTACATCTGTGAAAAATTTGCCATTTCCAGCCCTTCTTTTTCTTTGGTGTATCTACTGGAGTAGGCGGTGTAGTTCCGTCAAAGTGTACTATAGTTCCTCTTTCATTTGGAATTCCAAGTATAGTTAATGGATTAAAAAATTTAGTTCTAGTTGTATCCCAATAACTAACGCTTGAATATTCTAAATGTAAATGTATTCCGAAGGCGTTTCCAGTTTGTCCCATTACACCTACTTTAGTATTAGTATCTACTGTTTGACCAATTGCCAAAGGTGAAGAAGTAGCCATATGACAATAACGCCAATAATAACCCGTGTTACTGTCTTGAATTACTACTTGATTTCCTAAAGCTTGATCAATAAGCGGATCATAATCTATTACATTTACTACTACTCCACTACATACTGAATATAAATCGGGATTAGCAGGCGTACTTCCATAAGGTGCAAAATCTGAACCAGTATGTATTCCACTCCAAGAACCGCCCGTTTCACCATATAAAGCAGTAATTATAGTATCACTATGCACTGGAGAATTATTTATTGTTACTTCCGCCATTCTGCCATTTTCCTTTCATAAGAATTATTTATAAATATTTGAAAAAGTACAAATAAAATTATTCCTATTATAAAACCTAATATAAATCCTAATATAAATTTTACCATAATATCACCTACCTAATTTTTATTTTTTGACCTACATATATTAAATTAGCATTTGGAATATTATTTAAATCTTTTAAATATTTTACAGTTACATTATATTTTTTAGCTATTTTAGTTAAATTATCACCTTTTACTACAGTATAATAAATAGAAGTATTATTTCCTTTTAATATTTCATTTACTTTAGCTTGTACTACACTATAAAGTGAACCTAAAGCTTTTTTTCTTGCTTCTCCGTTTCCATATTTTCCAGCTATTACTTCGTGAGCTATCTTTTCTATATCAGGAACTGGAGTAGGAGCTGGAGCTGAATTACTATTAAATAGTTTTAGTTCATCTTTTCTTCTATTTAATAGACCTTGTAATTGTTTTCCACCTGCATTAGAATAAGCGAGCCAGTGAGCTTTTATTTCTTCTTTAGTTCTAGTTCCATTTTTTGTTAATTGGTCTATTGAGCCTATGTTATAACAAAAGCTTACTAAAGCGTCAAATTCATTTTGAGTAAATTTATATATTTTATTATACTTATTAACTAAAGGCTCATATTTTTGGCTAAGTGAAAGTTTAAGCCATTTTTCAGCTAAACTTTGAGAAATATAAAGTCCTTGTTTTATTCTTACATTTATTATATTAAAATCTGCGTTAGTTGTACCATAACCAATAGTCCATACTCCAACTGGATCTAAATAAGCTACATAATGAAATCCTTCCCATTTTTTAATTAAATCAATTCCTTTTTGACTAGTTCCCATTATTTTTTTCTCCTTTATCTTCTTCAATTTCTTGAGTAAATTCTTTTAATACTTTACTTAAAAAGTTATGTAATTTTTTAGGTATTGGTAAATTACATAAATACATATTTTTTAATATACTTAAAGATTCAAAAACTATAAATAGTATTGAAAATAAACCGCCTATTCCTATAAAATTAATTTTAATTGTAGTTCTTATTATTTCAGGAATAAATCCTATAAAATTAAACTGAAGTAGATTATCTATACAAAACAAAAATACAGAAGACGCTATCATTCCGAGTTTTTCTAATTAAACCGTTTATTCCTATACAAGAATTAAATTTTCTTTCTTTAATTGCACGTAGTACTCCAAAGAATATATCAAAAGCAATAAATACAAGTAAAAGCTTAAAATATTTAGTATTTAGTAAAATTTTTAAATAATTTTCTATCATAATTAAACCTCTTTTTTCTTTTTTAATTATTATAACATTAATTTCTAAAAAGTGATATATTCTTCTTTAATGTAAATTCAGTAGGAACTAAAATAACTCCGCCTTTAACGTGTTTATATGCGAGTTTCCCATTACATTTAAAACCTACTTCAAAGTTTTTTATATTAAATTTTCTTTCTACTTCTTTATAATCGCCGTTTCTTTGTATTTCTTCTACTTTATAAAATAAATCATCAGATCCTTTTTTCTTATACATACATTTTTTAGGCATTCCTGCACAAGTTATATTATATTCATTTCCGAATTTTTCTACATAGCACTTTTGCCTTACAAATTTAGCTTCAGTAAATGAACTTTCGTGTTTCCATTTTCCTAAGGCTACATCGTCAATTTCGCAAAATTTTTTTAATTCTTCTATATTAAGTAATGTATGAATTGAATCAGTATCTGAGTAACAATATAAATCTTTTCCATATTTATTTATAGTATATTCTTTAATAGCTCCTGAAGTTCTTATTGTTACTTCTCTAGCGTAAGCTGTAACAAATACTCCGCATTGGAATATATAATCCTTTTTTATCTTTTCCTTCTGCTAATTTATATTCTACTACGCCTTCTTCATTTAATTGAGGAACTTTTACTTTATTGTCTAAAGAAGTTGCAAATTTTCCATATAAAGAATTAAGCATAAGCTTAGCTAAAGTTCTCATTCCTTTATTTTTATTTTTTGTAGCTTCTATTTTTACTTTAATCCATTTATCTATATAATCAGTAAATAAACCCTTCATTCCTTTGAATTTCCAACCATTTAGAAATTTTAAATCTTTTACTTTATAATTTTCAAAAAATAATTTTAAATCTACATTAGATAATACTAGATTTATAATAAGTCCTTTTGAAGAAGTTACGTATTCATTAGGCATAAATTCCCATTTATAATCTTTAGCTTTAAGTTGTATAGTAGGAATTTTATTAGGCTTTAATTCAAAGCTACAAGTTAGACTCTGAATATATAATGGATAAACTTTATCTTCTTTATATTCACCTTCAAAAAATACGCCTTCACCGTAGGGAAGTAACCTATCATATAAAACGGACGGATACAGACTATTTACATCTAATACTACACCTTCTCCTACTATTTTATTTTCATAAGCTGGATTTAAATAGGTGAAGCCGACCTTTATAAGCTTTTCTTATATCTGCGTCTGCTTCAGGTGTTAATTCAGGGAAATAATGATTAAATCTTTGTTTAGTTATTATTTCTTTAAAATTATTAAGTGCATTAGATCCAGTTGTCATTTTATTTAATTTTTCTTTAAATAATATATTAATAGCCTTAGCTACTATTACTACATCGTTTTTAATATAATCTTTTTCTTCTTCAGTTAATATATGATTTTTAGCTCGAGGTTTATTATAATCAATTTCAAGTTTATGTTCTTCAATTCCAAAGCTTCTAGGAATATCTGCTACAGGCATTGGAATAATTTTTAAAGAATCATAGATAGTTACTTTTTTTACTTTTTTCTTTTCTACCTTAAAATAAATTTCTATAGAGTACCAAATACCCATATCTGAAATAAGACAAGTAAAAGTTTTATCTGCTCGCTTCTTTTTATCTATTATAGGAGAAAATCCATTTTCTAAAAGATATGAAACAATAAAAGAACCATCAAATTTTAAGTTATGAAAATAGATTACAGGATTATTTTCTTTTTGACAAAAATTAAAAAACGAGGAAATATTATTATCTATTATAATATTATCCTCGTTTCCTATTTCTGCTACAGCCCAAGCCCAAACCCAAGTTTCGTCCTCAAGCCAAGTAGCCGTTTCAAAATCTCCTACATATCTTTTCATAATGTTTACTCCATTTGATCTACAAGTCTTAATAAATCGTAAATATAATTATCATCTTTTGAACCTTCACCTATTTGAATTAAACCTTCGTCTTCATCATATTTCATTTGAATATCTGCAAAGTTAGAATCTTTTATAAATTCCCAAAAGTCCATAGGATTTTTAAATCTTTTAGCAAGATTAACTACTTGTGTCCTTCCCATTTTCTTATAAGCTTTAATAAAATTCTTTTGAAAAATAGAAGCTTGCTTCATTTCAAAGTCGCTTACACCTTGTCTTAAAATTGAACCTGAAATTCTTTTATAATCTTCAGGATTAGCAGTAGCTAGTCTATCGTAACTTTCTAACGTCGCTTTTATTTCATTTAAACGAGTGTTTCCTGTTCCAAAAGTACTTTGTGATTCTAAGTCATAAAGCTCACCTTCTAGTCTTCTTTCTGCTCTTCTTTTTGCTCTATTTATTTCGTTTCTTTGCCAACGTGTAAGTTCATATCCACCTCTAGTTTTTACTATTTCTTGTTCTTTAGGATTACTAAATCTATTTAAACTTTTAATAACTCTATTAAATTCTCGTCTAGTATAAATATTTTTTCTTACATCTTTATAATTTAATCTTTCAGGAATATTAGCGTCAGGATTAATATACATTAATTTTTCTATTTCTTTATTGAATTTATTTACAGCTTTAATTAAATTTCCATAATCTGATCGCTTCCAATTTATAGGATATTGCCTAGCCATTTTCTTTTATCCTTTCACCTAGTTTATACACTCTAAAACCTCTGTTTTCTATTTTTTTATAAAATGTAAATACTAAGGCCATTTTTAGAGTAGTTATAGTTTTATAATCTTTAAAATTATAACGTGCTTTTAATTTATATATTTCATTATTTATGTAAATATTATATCTTTCCTGAAATCTTGTTTTATTAAATTCTGAACTAAAGTAAAATTGAAAATCGCCTACATTAACGTAAAAATTACTTTCTTCTATATTATGATATATAACATTCATTTTAATTAAATCCTTTCTCTTTAGGAAGAGCTAGTATTAAACTAGCTCAAATCCTAAAGCTTTATTAGAACTGCCTTTAATAGACTTTTTTATAATTTCAATTTCAAAAGGTGTAAAACCATTTTTAGTTGCAAACATTTGTAAATATTGCATAATTTGAATACCAAATACTTTTGAACCTGTAGCGTAACTTTTACCTTCTGTATCTACTAAAACTACAGACATTGTCATTTCATGATCTTTTATAATTTCTCCTGTTACTTCATCTACTACTGGCTCTTTCAATGGCTTTAAGTATCTTTTTATTAATACATCTTTTACTCTAATTTTTTCACCTACGCAGTCATTTAATAAAAAGTCTACATTAGAATTTAAATTAAATATTTGTTTTTTGTCTTTAATGTTTGTAAAAATATCTGCTGTTGTGTCAGTTTGTGTTTGTAGACTGCCGAAGTCTTGTACATTTGTTAAAGCTACTTCTTCATTGTTTAGTTCTTCATTTTCTAAATTTTCCATAATTTCCTCTTTCTGCTATTTAAAGCATAGCTACTTAATATTTAGCTTCTTTAACGACTTGCTATAAAGTCCAGCTATTGCACGTCAAAAAACGTTAAAAACTAAAATGGTAATGTTTCAGAAGAAGAAAAAATAACTACATCTTCTATTTTAATTTTATTTATAATTTCATATTGTCTTTTTAAATACTCTTTAGTAGTTAATTTTCCATTATAATAATTACTTCTATTTTCTTTTCTTAAATCTTCTATTTCTTTTTCATTTTCTACTGTATATTTTCCATTACTTAATTTAAATACTTGAATATTAACTGGAATTTTACTATTAAAATCTATAAAATCTTTATTAAACATTCTTTTCTTTCCTACATAATTTATTTTTTAATTTCTTAAAATCTTTTTGTAAATCCGTTTCCTTTGCATTTGGATCTATTTTATTATTTTCATAACTTATACTATAATGATAAGATTTACCTTCTTTCAAAAATGTGAAATTTATAATATTTTCTTTTTCGTTTTTTGTGATATGATAAAGATCATCTAAATTTAAAATTTCTTCATTAATATATATATACATCTTTTCACCTCTTAAAATAATCTATTAATCCATTTTCTATCTTTTTACATATAAACCTAAAATTATCTTCAGGAGTTACCATTCCAGTATATGTATAAGTTACAAAAAATTCTATAGATTCATATTTTATTTTGAATCTATAAAATCCTCGAAGTGGCATTTCACCTTCAATTAATAGATTATATTTTTTATTTAAACTTTTTACTAATTCTTTTAAATTCATAACTTATTCTCCTAATAATTCCAAAGCATTATCTAATGCTTTAACAAAATTTAATGGACTTTCAATATAAATATTACTTCCTTTTATCATAGAATAATTCATTATATTTCTTAACTCTGTTAAGCCTTTTATTGTCCATTTCTTTTCTTCTTCATTCATTATCTATCCTTCCTTATTGTTTCTTCTAAATCTTCTCTTGTTATTGAATAATATTCTTCTAAAATTGAAAATAATTCTTCAAAATCTTCAAGTTTAGCTTTTTGTTTTTCAATTACTTTTTGAAGAACTATATTTTCTCTATTTGTTAATACCGCTTCACTTACTTGATGAACTATTTCTTCTAAATTATTTTCTATTTTATGATCTAATTCTTCTAATTCCTCATTTGTATATATTGTTGCACTTATTTTATATGGTTCTAATTTATCTTTCTTTATTTTCTTCTTCATTCTAAACTCCTAACTTATAAAATATAAACTCTACTAAAAATTCTCCTGTTATTGGTAAAATTATAAAAATAAAAATTCCTAATATTAAATAGTATAAATCTTTTAGGCAACCTCTATATATTATCTTCTTTAGTATCTTTTTCATTTTTTCTTTGTCCTTTCTCTAATAATCTTTTCATAAATTCTTTTTGTGATACTTCGTTTCCGTCTATTGTGTAAATAAAACATTTTTCACTTAAATTTTTCATTTGTTTAATATACCCACCTGAAAAAATATTTTCAAGATTTTCTATTTTACACATATTTTATATCTCTCCTCTAATTTTTTTAATTTACTATTAAAAATATCATTAGCCCTAGTAATTGCTTCTATTTTCTCATTATCAATTTTAACTAAATCGTCATAACAATTTTCGCAAAGTTCATATTCTTTATAATTAACTACATATTTATAAATATCTTTTTCCTTTAATATTTTCATACAAAAATCACAGCAATCAACTTTCATTATTTCATCTCCAATACAATTATATTTTCTAGTTCTTCTTCAGGAACTTTTTTATAAAATACATTTTCATAAGTAAGATAAGATCCTGAAATTTTAGGTTCTTCTTTTTCATTAGAATATATAATAACTTCTGCAAAAATTCCAATTAATAATCCTAACAGGAATCCTAAAAATATAGATATATTAAATTCTTCCATTTTATCTTCTCCTCAATTTTACTTTATAATATTTTAATTTTTGTTTTTCTTTTATTATATTAATTATTATTTTAAACATTTACTCACCCTCTATTAATTCTATTACTTCTGAAATAGTTTCTCTCCATTTTCTATTTTCTTTTACTTCGTGTAGTATCTCTTTTAATTCTCTTATTAGCTTTCTTTCGTAAAGCTCTTGATCATATAATGAACGTTCCATTTTTTAATTTTTCCTTTCTCTATATATTCTCATATATTCTTTCATATAAAATTTCTGACAATTATTACAATATGCGTTATAAAATCCATTTCTCCTATATCGTCTATCTTTTATTTTAAAATTATCAATTGTTTTTATTTCGTTACACATACCACATTTTCTTGTTAATCCATTATTGATATCTTCTTTTTTTCTTCTTTTATTTTCTTCCTTCTGTTTTTCTAAATCATACATAATTACATCTCCTGTAATTTATTATTTAATTTCATATAAATTGTATTTAAATATTCTATTTTAATTTTATTTTCTTTTTCGTCCATTAAGTCGTCTTCGTATAATTCATCTGCTAAATTTTCTAAAATGTTTAATAAAAATAATAATTCACCTTTACTTAATTCAATTCTTTTCTTTTTCATAGTTTTTTTCTCCCTTCTTTAAACTTTCGCTAATTCGTCCATAATTTTTAATACTAAGTTAAATTCACTTTTAGCTATTTTGTACTCTTCACTTCCTGGAACTGCATTTAACATTTTGTTACTTACTTCTCGTCCAATACTTGTTAATACTTCAATTTCTTTACTTTTCATAGTTTTATCTCCTTTCCTTTGTTAACTCTATGTTAGCACTATTAAAAAATAATGTCAATAATTTTTTAAAAATTTTTTCAAAAAGTTTTTAAAAAAGTTTTTCAATTTTTTCAATTGACTTTTTTAAAGTATTAATATATACTTTAATAGTAAAGAGCTTTTTATTTCATCAGTTCTTTATTTTTCATAGAATTAGCCGAAGTTAGAAGTAATAATATTATTATATAGAAGTAATCCAGGGTGAAGAGCCTCTTCTATTGGCGTGGTGGCCGAAATATTAACTTCTATTCTTTGGCTTTTTTATTTTTTGAAAGGAATCTATATTATGAAATTTTATTCACTTGATAAAGTTATTTCTTATAATATACCTGCTAATATTATAATTACTGAAAGGCGGATATGGTAAAAGCTATTCCGTTAAAGATTATGTTATTAAAGAATATATAAAAAGAAATAAAAAATTTCTTTATTTAAGACGTTATGAAAATGAAATTAAAGAAGTATTTGAAGCTGGAACTTCTAAAGATAATCCTAAAGAATTTTTTCAAGATTTTAAAGAAAAATATCCAAATCATACACTAAAAGCTAGAAATAGAAAATTTTATTGCGACGGTGAAGTTTTCGGATATGCTAAAAGAATGACTGAAGCACAAGATCTTAAATCTTCTAATTATAATTCAATTTCTACTATTTTAATAGATGAATACCCAATTGAAAAAGGTCAAAAAAGATACTACCTACAAAACGAGGGAATGATACTTTTAGGAATTTTTGACTCTGTTTTTAGAAATAAAACTTCTGATCAAGTTAAAATATTTATTTTAGGAAATGCAGTAGAAGGTTTAGAATATTCTCCACTATTTACTTTTTTAAATTTGAGCTTGCCTTATGGAAAAAAGGATATTAAATTATTTAAGAATAATAATGTTTTAGTTCAATATGCTAAAGATTCAGAATTTAGAAAAGAACGTGAAAAAACATTTATAGGACAAATTTCTAAAGATACACCTTACGAAGAATACGCTATAAATAATAAAATTTTAGATAAGAATAATGACTTTATAGAAAAGAAAAAAGGATCTTCTATTTTTTCCTTTGGCTTTATTTTTCAAGGACAAACCTTTGGAGTTTGGAATGACTTTAAAGAAGGTAAAATTTATATTTCTTCTGATTATGAAAAATCAAGTCCTTATATCTATGCAGTTACTACTCAAGATTTTAAACCTAACACGCTTCTTATTAAGTCAGCTTCAAAGAATAGACAATGGAAATTTTTAATAGAAAATTATAAGTTAGGTTTAGTATATTTTGAAAATCAAAAAATTAAAAAGTATTCAGGAGATGTTATAAGAATGTTTCTAACTTCATAAAAATAAGAAGAGATATTGGCGTATCTCTTCTTAGGCTAATTTTAGTCAATAAAAATACAAAAACAAGATTAACATTATTATATTTATATTGAAATTTTTTGTCAAGTAGAATATTATAATTCTAGCTCCACGTGAAACACTCTAGTAATATATACTAACGCTTAGTAATATATAGTACCGCTTAAGCTTACGAGGTTACGTTTTAAGACGCTTTTAGAAGAGGTGTGATACATTGCTTTATATTGCACCCCTTCGCTTTATTTTTTATTGTGAGGT